TTTTAATGAGTGTTTTAATGCCACTGGCTGGACACTAGACTATCAGACCACTAATGTCATGACCCCAACGATTTCCATTGACGGCAAGACGAAAGCTAGTACATTAGTACAGACACTCATTCAAACCTATAACGTTGAAATTGACCCTTATGTTGAGATTGATAGCCAAGGTAACATCACGAAAAAGGTGTGTGTCATTACCGACAAGCTCAATGCTGACGTGGTCTATAACGAGGCTGTATTCGGTAAGAACATGACTAGTATTAAACGGACAACGGTATCAACACCTGTGACTAAGCTGATTCCTTATGGGGCTAACGGTAGCACAATTGCAGTGGTCAATGATGGAAAGCCCTATATCGTTGATGATGAGGCTAATCAGAAATATAACCCTGATTGGCAAGCTGGCCTGTACTATGAAGCCATTGTTACTGCTAATCAGATTAGTAACTCAGCCGGTCTAAAGTCATGGGCTAAAGACATGCTAAAGCTGTATAACCACCCTAGAACGTATTATGAGGTGAATGTAACACCCAACTTTAATCCACCATTAGGAGCCACTATCAGGTTTAAAGATGAGTTAATTGAGCCCGTATTAGACGCTAGTGGCCGGGTTATTCAACGGACGATCAGCTTTGCTAACCCAGATGGCAACACAGTTGGCTTTGGGGAATATACCACTGTTCAAGTAGCCACCCCAGCATGGATGATGCAGTACCAGAATGCACTCAGCAAGGCGGTTGATGAAGCTAAGAAGGACGCTAGTTCAATTAAACCAGTCGCTTTAACACCTGACGGTAACAATTTCACTGATACCACGCAGACCAAGCGCTTAATCTTACAGGCTTGGGAGGGCAGTACCAATATCTCATCGTATATTGACAGCAAGGGCTTTATCTGGCGCCGTTATAATACCGATGGCACAGTTGACACTAGCTACCAACAAACGGGCTACTTAATCAATGCGGGCAGTGATGCTGTCGGTACCTTACACGGCACGATTGAAGCTGACTATATCCAAGATGACCCCGAGATTAAGCTAGACACCACTGGTATTAGCTATTTAGGCGTCTATGGCCCAGACGATAATGGGGCTCATTCAGCTACTCAATACATGGCACGCTTAAGCAATGGGCAATACCTAACTAGTCGTGCTCGTGATGACGGTGGCTCTGGTGATACCATGTTCGCTTTACAGGATAGCAAGTTTGCCGTGCAGTCAGTGATGTTACAAATCCATGGACAACATGGTGGGACGTTCGGCGTGCAGGAAGTCAATAACACGTTCTATATCTGGAACATTGTCAGCTTAAAAAACGATGGTAATTACATTCTCGTGCGGTTCCCATATGTAGCGGGGCTTACCTTACAGCCTACCGATAAACGAGTTCAACAGATTATGCCCCTTAAAGGGTACGGCCGAGTTAACTATGACCGTCAACACGATATGGTCTCAATCGGTTATAACGATGGTGGTACTGATATTCTCAAAGCTAGTGACCTGTTAGCAGGTAATTACAACGTGTTATACAACTTTAATATCACCGATTATGGGATTGATTTTAATAAGAATACTTACCAATCGGAATGTCTAGACTTCCCTTACTTTTACATTGCGGCCGGTGGTGGTCAAGAAACAAATGAGGATCCACATAAGGTATGGGCTTTAAATGTCGTGCATAAAGGTACTGAGTTTGAGGTTTATCTGGATAATGACCTAGACTTTCCTAATTTGACTGATGAAAACCGTGAAGTTGAAACTTGCAATATCTTTTATCAAAGTGGTCAGCCTTATATGCTGTTCACGTTTAACACCAACGCCTTATTAATTAATCCGGCTTCAATGGAACGTGAAAAGGTGTATACCATCCCAATGATAAAACGGTCAGCAGCTAGCACGATTGATAAAGGTACGATCAATGAAAATGATAGTACAGCCGATTAGAAAGGAGGTGAAATAAATGGCTGAATCTAATGCAACTCAAGTCATCTTAACCGATGATGGTATTAAGATTATCAAGGCGCAAAATACAGCTGATAATGCCGCTGGTGGGGTCACCAACTTAAATGACCCTAATTTGATGTCTGTGATTGAAAAGCAAAACAACATTGGACAGTTCGCTGGTTTAACATCTCAATACAACGTTCTCTTACAGAACGCTAAAGATGACGGGATTGATACAACCGCTGTAACTAAGGCGTACAATAACTTAAACCAGTTCATGGCTAGCGTTCTGGCAGACCCTGGCCACGCTAGCGATATTAATCGTGCAACATACAAGAAGTATCAAGACGCTTACAATGAAGAATTAGCAAAGCTTCAAAACGCTTTACAAAATAACACAAACGATAAATTCACCAGTGCCGCCAGTGCTACAAGTCAAGCGGCCTCAACAGCTAATGTTGCTAAATCAGCCGCAGATAGTACCTACAAGTATGCTAATTCTGAGATGGCTGTGCAGTCTACAGCTACTGCTAAAGCTCAGTCTACAGCTGATAACGCTTTTAGCCAAGCGACTACAGCAATAGATAATGGTAAAGTAACTAGTCAAGCAGTAACAGACCTAAAAGATGGTTCCAAGTTAACGATTGCTGAACTAGAAAATGGACTAGCTACAAAGGTTGCTAACTCAGACTATGCTAGTTACAAAGAACAAACTGCTAGTCAGATAGGACAACTAGTTACTAATGGTGCTTTCTCGGCATACCAAACGCAAACTGCTGACTTGATTTCCCAAAAGGTAGCTACTAAGGATTTCTCAGCTTATCAAGCTACAACTGCTGAAGCAATTGAAAGTAAGGTTGAATCTAAGGATTTTAACACGTACAAAACACAGACTGCTGACGCGATTAGTCAAACTGTTACGAACGCTATTAGTAATATCAGTATCGGTGGTACTAACTTGATTGCTAACAGTGCCAACGATTTGATTGCTGATGACACAATTAATAAACAAGGCTGGTGCTTCCTGACTATATATAACGGCCTGATTGCTGGGCAGCAATACACATTCAGCTCAGATGTTAAGGTCAATACAGGAAATGTTGCACAAATTCGCGTGAGAACAATTAATGACGGAATGACTTCAAACGGGCCAGATGAAATCGTTAATATCGTTAATGGTCATATTTCATGGACGTTCACAGCTGTGCAGGATAAACCAAGATTACTTGTATATGCTGGCATAGATTCTGAAACTGCTGGTAACAAAGTTACTTTCCACCATTATCAGCTCGAAAAAGGTAATAAAGCGACCGATTGGACGCCGGCACCAGAAGACCAAGCTACACAGTCTCAAATTACACAATTAAGTGATGATATTAACCTTAGAGTAACCAAAGATGGCCTAATTAGCCAAATTAATATTCAAGCTCGTAATACCCTGATTTCATCTGGTGGTCAATTAACGTTATCTGGTAAAAATGTTTTTATTGATAGTAATGACCCCGTCATTATGAAAAGTGCAAATATTGATAAGCTCCTTGTTGGTAAGAAATTAACAGCGGCTGATATTGCGGCCAATACGTTTACAACTAACAATGGAACTTTCACAGTAAAACAAGATGGCTCGGTAACGGCTAAGAGCATGACGCTTATTGGTGGCACATTATCCTCGCCAACAATAAACACTAGTAAAATTAACGGTTCAACTATCAATGGGACCACTTTTAACGGTGGTGACCGTATTAATAACGCTAATAATACCGCTGGGTATTATCCGATGACTATTACGCCAGACGGGGCGTATAAGTCAACGTATTTTGACAGTGCAGTTGGACTTCAATCAAGCGTTGAATCTGGGGCAATTAGCTATAAATATCGCTCAATGATCGGCAACGGGGCCTATTCATATGACAATGTTGCTATTAATGGGCAAGGAATTACACTTGATAGTGGGACAACCACTACTAAAGACACTAACTTTAGTGCTGCTGAAACAGAAACTGCCTATATATCGCTCACGACGGAAGCTGGACTATATCTTCATGGTTCTAACGCGAACATTGATTTCGGTGGTCATTTAAATGATGACTCTACAAGTGTAGGCATGTATATGAACCCTTATGGTAATCTTATAGCCAAGAGTGCCTCACAATACTGGCAAATATCAGTTGCAGGAAGTGATAATACTGGTGGCGGAGTCGTTGCCAGATTTGGCATTGATAATGCAAGTGCTTATAATATTGAGTTTAACCGTGAGCTGGATATTGGTAACTTCCAAATTAATACCGGCCATACGTTTACCAGTGCTGATGGTGGTGCTATTCACTTTGCTAAAGGTAGGGGTGGTGCCAACGACATCTATGCTGGTGACGTTCACTATAATAGCTTAGTTAAATCTTCACTATTGAGCGTCAAGAAGGACGTACAAAGGGCTGATACAGCTTATTGGGCACAACTAGTTAACTCAATCGATTTGGCAACCTACCAGTATAAATCTGACGATAATACCAGCCACTTAAGGCTGTCTTCAATCGTTGACGATGTGAATGACACTAAGCAGTGGCAATTACCGGACGTATTTATTAGTCGTGATGAAGATGGCAAGCTAAATGGGGTGGATGACAGTGTGTTATTGAACGCCACTTTAGCCACTGTGCAAGAACAACAAAAGGAAATTGACCAATTAAACGGTCACAACATGGAATTGGAAGCTAGATTAAATAAATTGGAGGCCAAATTAAATGGATAGTATCTTAATTACAAACTATAAACCAGATTACACGAACAACATTATGACAATCAGCATTCAAATCAACACGCTGGGCATTAGCTCACAGATCAGCATTACCATGGATGACTTTAACACTGCCATTGCTGGAGGTGCTGGGGGCATTGATAGCGTTAAGTTAAAAGTATTAAATACTCTGATTGATAGCCTGACTGCTTTAAAGCCAGTTACCACGACTACGACAACCACTACCACACAGGAGGCTTAAATTATGAATATCGATGCACAGGCCTTAATTAACAAGATGACGAGTAACTATGCCCAAGCAATTGCCGTTAAAGACCAGCAATTAGCGATGGCACAAGTTCAAATTGACCAGCTTAATGCCAAGTTGGCTGAAAAGGAGGCAGATAAAGATGGCGAAAACGCTTAGTTTTACTGATACGTCCCCACAGACGGTTAAAATTGGTGATACCACCACTAGCTTTACGTTAATTTGTGGCAATGACAATGTAGCCACTGACTTAACTAATGCTACCTCAATCACTGTTAAATTGGGCAATGCTAGTGGCTATCTTAAATCGGCCACAGTTGACCCAGCTAGTTTAACGGACCCCACAACTGGTCAAATTATGCTAGCCTTAACAGCGGATTTAATGACTGGCTTAACAGCGGGAGACTATCAGCTAGAAGTATGGGTGGTTGATACTGTTGGAACGTCAATCTATCCGAGTGAGTCAACGTTACAATTCCAAGTTAATAGTAGTCTTGAATAGGAGGTAGACAATTGAATAAGCACAAGTTAAAGGCACCCATCTTAACGGCGGGCGCCATTTTTATGGCCTTTTTGATGGCCGGCGTTACCAGTCAGGCAGCTCGCATGGATATGGTCGATGTTTCGAATAATAACGGCTACATGTCTACGGCCGAATATGTTTCCATGCGTAACGAGTTTGGGGTTAAGGCTGTCACTGTCAAGATTAGTGAAGGTGGTACGTATAAAGACCCCTATGCCGCAAGCAATATCGCCAATGTTCAGGCTGCTGGGTTGTATATCAATGGTTACCACTTTGCACGATATTCCACTAAGACACAAGCGATTGCTGAAGCTGATTTTGCTGGTCAAACGGCTAAAGCTGCTGGGCTACCAGTTGGTGCAGTACTAGCAACTGACGTGGAAGCCGAAGAGCAAAATAATCAGTCCAAAGCAACCAATGACCGCAATAATGCAGCCTTCATGCAAGAGATTCAGAAGTTTGGTTACCGGGCCGATATTTACACGTCTGGATCATGGGCTAACAACAAGATGACCATCAAGGGTAAAACCGGCTGGATTGCAGCTTATCCATACGTACCAGCAGGTAAAAATTGGTATTCCAGCAACCATGCCTGGCAGTGGTCTTCAACTGCAAAGTTCCGGATCAGCTATGGTGGCTTTGATGTTAGTCAGCTCAATAGTAACTATTACACGGCTGACCAAAAATCAAAAGTTAAGGCAACCAATAAGGCCGCAGTCAAACAGCAGAATAAGACTGCTAACAAAGGTAAAAACGCTACTAAAGTTAAAGTTACTAATAAAACAAAACGAGGCCCACACCTAAAAAATACCGTTGTGACTCAAACTTATACCCAACAAGGGATCTTCTACCCTAATACAACTTTAAATGTGCGTTCTGGTGCAGGGACTGGGTATTCTAAGGTAGCTACCTATTTTAGTGGTGAAAGTGTTCAGTACAATCAAGTAATTATTAAGTCAGATTATGTTTGGGCAAGATATTTACGGTCTAACGGGCGCTATGGTTACATTGTCTTAGGTGTTAATGGTGGCGCTAGCTATGGTAAGCGAGTTGTTGGTGTCTCTCACACGTATTACACAGTCAAGTATGGCGACAGCTGGTGGTCAATCGCTCAACGCAACGGCCTGAGCATGACTACCTTAGCTAGCCAGAATGGAAAGTCAATTTACATCACTATCTATCCCGGTCAGCGATTGGTGGTGCGTTGATTATGCACATTTTTCTCGGTTTAGGTTGGGACGAATGGGGGTCAGTTGTGGCAATCATAACAAGCATCTGCTTTTTAGCTAATTGGATTTTAAACAAAACTGTCAAGGACCCACTTAATCATGTGAGCACTCGGATCGACAAATTCACTGACGAGAGTATGAAGTTCAGACAACAAAGTGCTGAACAGATTGACGGTCTTGAAGATAGGATTATTAAGGCTGAGGGGCGGCTTGATGGCCATGACATTGAATTTAAGCACTTATATGAAAAGGAAGCTGAAAAAAATGAAAAAAATTAGTTTTAAGAACGCTGATGGAAGCTTAAATGGTAAGTTAATTGCTGGGATTATTTCATTGTTGATCGTTCTAATCCAACAAGTCTTAGCTATGTTCGGCATTAAATTCACCGGCGATTGGTCAGCCATTGTTGCAGTAGTGAATACCGTATTAACAATTCTTGGTATGCTGGGCGTTATTACTGACGTTCAAACAGTGACAGCACCAACAGTTAAAAGTGACGAGGAAAGTCAAGTCGAAGCAGTGGCTAATAAAGTTGCTGACGAAGCGCAAACACCAACGTCCACAGTTGCTGTAGTGAATAGTTCTGCATCATCTGACGCTGAAACGACGTCAGAATCCGCCTCACAAGCAGCAAAATAGTGCTATAATAATTATTGGCTATAACTTGATATAGAGTTTCATTAATTGTGGAGCTTGATCACTCTGCAACTTTTCCCCTGCGTTTCGGCGTGGGGGATTTTTTTAATAACTAATATTCAGAAGTATACATTTATGTCTTAAAGACAAATAAAGACAAATTTTTAAAATTAGTAGTGTTTTTTAGTACAAATGAAAAAAGCTTGAATGCCGTTAAATCAACGTTTAACAGGATTCAAGCTTCATCTAGTTTACCAAA